ATCAAATTTGGATTTTTGATTTTTAGCAAACGCTTGCGCTTGCCGCACAACATCGCGCATTTGCACATCCAAATTGCCTGCTTTGGGATCAATTGCTTGCACTGCGTCGGAAACAAATTTCCATTCTTGCACAGCCATGTTACCTAGCTTGCCGTTTTGCGACGCCATTTCACGGCCAAAAGCCAAGATTTTGCCTTTGAACGTATCTAGTTTTTGTTGTGCTTGCGCGGCGGCGCCTTTTGGCAGATTTGGCAACAACGCCGAATATCCCGTAATTCCACCCAAGCCTGGGTGGGGTTTAATTTTCTTGTCTTCCGACCCAACCAATTCGTTAGTCAACTTTTCAAGTTCGTTTGCCGTAGATTGGGATGCGTTAATGTGCGCCGTGTCGGCGGCTTTTTCCGTTTTCAGCTTTTGTGTTTGCGCGGCGGTCAAAGGTTTTGGTACTTCAGCCGCCGGTGTTTGGCCAATTGCTTGTGACCGGTCGACATAAATAACTTTTGTGGGGTCTTTTGGATCTTGAATAGCAACCGGCATAACAACCTGCATAGGCGGCGCAAAAGTAGATGCTTTCTTAATTGCATCGTTAAGAGTTGCAATGTCACTACGCGGCGCTTTTGCTGCAATAGCCGCATCGCGTTCAGCTATAAGCCGTGACACTTCAGTGCGACGGTCTTGCAATTGATTTTTAACTTTAATTTGTTGGTCAATTGCATCCGACGCATTTTTATCGCCTGCTTTATCAGCGGCTGCTTTTGCGGCGACCAACTTTTCAATCTCAGTGCGGTGGTCTTGCAACTGAGTCATAGCGGCAATCTTGGAATCTATTTGATCCGCCGCCGTTTTATCTCCTGCTGCAACCGCTGCGATTTTTTCTTTTTGCAACCTAGCCAATTCAGTTGGTGCGGCGGCGGCAGTCACAGTACCAAACGGCGTGATTGCTGTTCCCGCTTCACGCAGATTAATAGGTGTGCTGAGTTCTTTCAGTTGCGCTTGAACGTCTTTCATCTCGTTCTCTACGCCTTTTGAATACCGCAACCCGGTCAAAACACTCAAACGATCAGTTAGCCGTTTACGTTCATCAGCCATGGCTTGCATCGTAGCTGCGTTGCCTGTTGGCGCAGCCAAAGCATTGACACCAACAGCAGCGGCTGGGGCAGACGTAGCGGCCAATTGGTTATCGATTGGGATGGTTTTAATTACCAGTTTTCCGCTTGCGTCTTGGCCGTAATATTCATTGGGAGGAAGTTTGACCGGCCCTTGGCCAGTCATTTGTTGCAGCTTGAACGTATTTTCAGAGCTTATGGAAGGATCAATCCGAAAATCTCCAATTTGTTTTAGCGCGGGCGTTGCAGCAGCCCCAGGCACAACCAGCCCCGCGCCAGTGGCGTTAGGCGCGCCAATAGCGGCCGCAGTAGGCGCGGGCATACGTGACGCAATCCGCGCTTTTTCAGCTTCATTTTCTTGGCTCATTTTCAGCGCGTCAAGCAAATGCGTGCCTTCCAAATTGGAATGCGCGGTAACCCATTGTTGCGGGTCTTTGGTATACATATCAATGTTTTCTTTAAGCGCTTGTTCTTTTGACTTAACTTTTGCCGCCAACTTTCCTAATACTGGATCAGCGTACATGGCTTCAACATACGCTGTAACACCAGGAACACCGCCAGCAGCCGCATTGATAGGCGGATTGAGCGCGGTAAAGTTTTTTTGACTTAACCCAAGAACTTCAGCAGCAGTTTTATCTGATTCCAGCGAGGCTTTCTTTTGCTCAGCAATTGCTTTGGCATACCCCAAACCTGTTTTGCCGTATTTCAATAAACCTTGCTGACCTTCTTGAGTGCTTAGATCAGGGCTTCCAGATAAATAATTTTTAGCGCCTAGTTCTTCTTCCGCAGCCCGTTGGGCGGCAGACATTTGCATCTGCCCAAGTTGATTTTGTTGCACGGCATTTTGAATGCCGACGGCTTGCCCGTAGGAAGCCAAGGGATTTTCAAGTTGAAGCGGTTGTCCGCCTAATGCAATTCGTGTATCAAGTGGCATGATGTCTCCGATTTATGGGTTGGGTACACTATTACTGGAATTAAGCCCGTAATTTGTGTTGTAGTACCCTGCGCCTGCACCGCCGCCTTTAAGCGCGGCCAGTAAATTTTGTTGGTTGCTGTAGTTTAGATAAGTTCCCAAGCCACTGTTTACGGCGTTAGCACCGCCGACATAACCAGATGCGCGAGCATTAGCGCCGCCCATGTACGCTTCGCCGACATTACCCGCCATAGTCGTACCGGCATTGCCAAGTGTGTTAGCTGTAGTTTGAGCCGTTCCGGTAAGCGATTGCAACGGGCCAAGACGCGCTTGGCGTTCTTGTTGATAACGGTTAAATGCATTGGTGTACTCATTTGACGCCATGTCTTGGCCGTAACGGGTAGCAGCTTTCAACGCGCCGCCCGAGATTAACCCGCCGCGTGCAGCCGCCGAACGCTCCAATGCTTTTGTGCCTTCCGACAAACGGAATTGGTATCCTGGATCAGCTTGAAATTGCGACATACTGAACGGCGTGTACTTGGACGCTTGCACCAACTCAGGCAGCGCGTTAACGCCTGCTTCGTAGAACGGCTGCTGCCGCTTTAAGTTTTCGGCGTACTGCTGTTCTTGCAATTGAGCCGCTCGGTCAGCGGCTTCTGATTGCGTTTGCGCGGCTTTGTTGGCCTGATTTGCTTGAAGTAGGGTACTCCCTACCATTATTGTTGGCATAATCCAAGGCATATCAAACTCCTTCGCTCATAGCTAGAGCAATGTTTTGCACCTGGCGAACATCCACCGGCGCTATAAGAACTTCGTCAATTTCGTCTTCATCGGTGCAGTCTGTTGCATGAATGCAATACCACACTACGTTTGTGAGCGACTTTACACCATGATGCTTGCCAGCAGCAATGCTAAGACACGCAGGCGCGTGCAAGACAGATGTTTTGCCGTCAACTATCAACTCAATGGAGCCGCTTGCCAAAATAGATAAATGGCTGTGCTTATGGGTGTGCTGTATCAACCAGCTTCCCGCAGGAATGATGGTTTCTTTGGCGTACACGCCCGAGCTAAAATGGTGATGGATCATGCCATTACTCCCGCAGCAAGATTTGTTGCGCCGGATGATATTGCGCCTGTTGTAGTAATTTGTGTGCTGTTCCAAACTAACTTATTGGCGCTTCCAGAAACAATTGCCGCTGGATCAAGGCCAGTGCAATTAAGTTCATTATATGTATTGGTCACGCCAACACCTTGGTATCCCAAACTAAAAGCATTTGTCTTACCAACAGCAAAAACTTGAAAATAATTACGGGCGTTATTAGAAATTAATTGAACAGCGGCAGCAGATGTAACATTTCCATAATTAGATATGTGATCTAAAAACCTTGAATTTGTTACGCTTGTTAAAGAAATTGGCGTTGTTTGGCAATCAATAATTTGCGTTCTTGATTCAATATTTTGTGCGGTAACTGCGGTTATGCCAGTGCAAGTAGTGCTTGAATTACCAATAATTTGAAAGTCACTAATAGAAATTTGGCCTAATGAATCAGTAAAATATAATCCCGCTACTGGAGCAAGCCCTATCAATGCAGCGGTTACATTAGCAGCAGGAGCGCAATACCCACCATTTATGCTAATAGACCCATACTTACTAATTTGGTCAAACCTAATACCAGCGGCCATAAACACATCAATTACTGGCGCAGTAATTAACAAATCATTGTTACCATATTTTTGAGTTGCAGAACCTGTACCAGAAACATAAATGCCGTATGATGTTGAGTTAAGTTCACAATTTGTAATGTAACAATCGGTAAAATCATCTTGCAAGAAAAATCCTATTGAATTAACTGGCAGCGTAAAAACACCAGCTACTGTGCTTGCGGCAGAAGAATTGCAATCGTTAAAATAAATTGACGCATTGCCACCCGCAGCGCTTATATCGTAACCAAGCCCGTCAACATAAAATCCATAGTATTTATCCGCGCCACCGCCAGAACCGGTGGTGCTTCTAAAAGAACGGCAATTTGTTGTGTGCCCAGAAACAGTCCCTCCGTAATGAAATCCTATTTGGTGTTCTGCGGCTTTTACTTTGTCAATACTAAAATAAAGCGTATATTGATTTAAAATACCAGTGCAATCAGAACCATTTACAGGCACAACAGAACGTGTAACTTGTAAATTTTCTACGCGAACATCGGTTAGAAAATTATCAATTGCTGACGGTTCTGTATCTGGCCCCATTTGAATGCAATTTAAAGAGCCGCTTGTAACAATTATGCGAGTTCCTGAAGAAGAATCATTGCCTAAATAGTTAAAACCCATACCCCGCAAAGTTCTAGTTCGAGTTTGTATTTTTAAAGTGTTAGATATAAAGTAATCAGCCGCTTGAAATTGAGTTACGGTGCAAGCAAGCACAGACGCTTTAATAGCGGCCAAACAATCGGCACCTGTGTTAGTAACCGCGCCCCACCATTCAGGATAGCCAACATTTGTAAATTGGCTGTTAAAAACAACCGCGCCAGTGCCGGTGCAATTAAAACATTGATAAACACCAGCATCCATTTCGCTATTAAAAGTAAGCGTTACGCCGTTAGGTACTGTAATAACCGCGCCGTATTGTATATTTACTGGAACCGTAAAAGTAACGCTTGTGCTTAAAAGGTATGTCCCTTTAGTAATTACAACTTGATTACTTAAATTGTTTGCGTTAATAAACGCCGCTGAACTACTTGACGCGCCTGATGTATCCGCGCCAAAGTCAATTACGCTTACATATTGACGCAACCTAGCTTGTACTGTAGTGGCAACTGCGCCGCTGCCACTTTGAATATAGCCAACAAGAGAAGACCCGCTAGAGGCGGCAAGAGTCGCAAGTGTAGCTTGGTCAGACCCGTTAAGATTGTCAACAGTCCAGACTTCAACATTTGTGGAACTGGTGAGTTTTAATTTGTATTGCCCCGTGCCAAACCAAACATTTGCTTCGCCTCGGCTGTCCAAAATAACAGGGTTAGTGTTAGCAGAGCCGCCAGTTGAACTGGTATACGTTGCCAATGGAGTAGTCGTGCCAGCCGCATAACTGTACAACTTACCCCCCGCTAAAGGACTGCCACCCGCGTCAAAAAATTGTAACTTTGGTGGTGTTGCAATTGATGTTGTCATGTTGTTACCTTTCTATTGTGCCGCGATGCGGTTTGCAATTGATTGCTCAATATCTGTTTGTTTAGTTTCCGCATAAGCATCAATAGCTTCTTGCGTCCATTGGGTAAAAGGTTTTAATTCATCCCCGCCAAAACAAACTGTAGCAGACGCTTTTTCAATTTTACCTGTTTCATCAACACCTTGCATTTCAAAAAAGCCGACAGTAGCATAGCCACGCATATCTGAAGTCAAGTGTTTAACTAACCAAGTGTATGTAATAGACATAATTTAATCAGACATTGATAAAGCTACGGTTTGCACAGTATATGTTCCAGATGCCATAGCAAGTCTCCAAGTGCTAGCTGATTGTGTGTAAGTGCGCGAAGCAGGCGCCCCGCCTACGGCCAAACTGCTAATGACGTTTACTGTTCCCGTTGCAAGACCAAACAAAACTACGTCCATAAATCTATTTGTTCCATCAGTTCCAAAGACTAATAAAAATGAACCGTATAGACCTGGAGTTAAAATTACTGTCGCGGTTGTGGAAACACTGGTAGTTTTTTGCTGTTGTACGGTTAAAAGTGACCCACCCGTCAATGTTGCGGTATTGTAAGTAGTGGCGTTTGTTGTGCCGCTATTTACTTTAAATGTTGTGCCGTCAAAAGTAAGCGCAGAACCAGTCGTAAATACTTTTGAGGCGTTTAAATAACCAATTCCATTGGCTGTACCACCAGAAAATGTAGTTGTAGAAGATGACGACAAAGTGGTAAATGCGCCTGTATTTGCCGTAGTTGCGCCGACGGTTCCATTGATGTTTATGGACGCAGTGCCGGTCAGATTAGTGACCGTACCGCTTGATGGTGTGCCTAACGCTCCACCATTGACAACAAATGCGCCAGCAGTGCCTGTATTGACTCCAAGCGCCGTAACAACACCTGTGCCTGTAGTGACCGTGCTTGGCGCTACACCAGCCCCGCCGCCCACTACTAAAGCGTTAGCGGCCAAAGCAGCAGACGATGCCCAGGTTGATGCGTTAGAAAAATACACTACCCCGCCGCTAGTTCCCGCCACCGTCAACGCTGGCGTAGTGGTAGGGGTAACAACGGTAATGAGGCCACCAGTAAAGCTAACGCTTGTCACGGTTCCGCTAGTTGCAGGCAAGGCCCAAGTTGGTGCGCTGCCGGTGGTAGCAGTTAAAACTTGCCCTGTTGTGCCCGCAGCGGTGAAAGCATAAGCCGTACCCGTGCCATAGGCCACGCCGTAAACTGTAGGGGCCGCAGAACCGTTTGTTCCACCATTGGCAATAGCCAAGGTGCCTGCAAGCGTTACAGCGCCCGTGGTGGCCGTTGCTGGCGTTAAGCCAGTAGTGCCACCCGAAAAAGACAACACGCCAGAATTGGCGATTGTGATGGTTCCCAAAGCATTGGTGATTGTAATTCCGCTGCTAGGTGTTAGGGTGTTAAGGGTATACCCTGTGCCATTGCCGATTAGTAGTTGACCATTGGTAGGAATGGTGGCTAATCCTGTGCCACCGCTAGTTACAGGAATAATGCCTAGACCTTCGCCCGTAATTGTGTATAAGTTGTAAAACCAACGATACCACTCACGCGAAACCGTTCCCGTGCGCTCATCCGTGAGCGGAACACGCGGGGGCGTAATTTGCGTGCTGTTATTAGGCATTGGTTGGGCTGAGTATCAATTCAGCGCCCATGATGGCTATCTTGACTGGATCAGTACCAGACACTTCGTAAACCCTGTCGCGCAATTTCAGCGTCATGCCCAGCCGCCGCCAAAAAACACGTTTGTAATATTCGCCAATCTTGCCCATGCCTGACCAATATTCGTTGCTCCAAGTGTGGCCGCCGTCATCTGACCAACGCAGCATGGCTTGCGGGTCATAACCTGGCGCAGCAGGGTACGCTGTGGTTACCAATTCGTAACCATTAATATCGGTATCTGGAACATCGTATTGGCCTAAAGGCTCAAAATTGTCCCCTGCTTCGGTAGTCAATGTGTCGCCTGATTGAGTAGCTAAATATCTTTGTAAATATTCTGCAACAAGGTCTAGCCCTGATTCAGTGTCAATATTTTCGCTTTCATACGCAGGATACAAATTTAGCCCAACGCCAGACTCAACATCCAATTGCAGGCTGTGATGCGCGGTGCGCTTGAGATTGTTGGTGCCTAATGGCAGCGCCCGCCATGAGCGCAGCCATTTCTGCACATCACCGTTATCAGCGTACACATCAAGGTCTAGCGTGTAGATGTTGCCGTTCTCGTAATCGCCCACAATGATGTTGCCGCCAAAGTTGCATTGGCAATTGCTGCGGTGACGGGTAAATTCGCCAGCGTCCCATCCAGCACGCTCGTGCCAGGCTTGGGTTGCAACGTCATACACCCAAGTGGCGTTACCCGATGGAAATGTCAGCACATAAAAGGCATGGCCTTCCTGCTGGTAGGTGTACGCAATAGCGTCTGAGATGTTGCCATATTGAGCAATTGCATACTCAACGGCGTGCGTGGATATGCGTTGGCCGGTATAGCCGTTGGCGCGGTAGACAATGCCTTGGCCGCGAGCGTCTGTGCCTAGCCAGAACAAGCCATTGTCCATCTTGGCAATGGTGTATGCAGACACGCAGCCAATCTCGTTGAATGCACCTTGGATGCGTTGCAAAGGGAAGTCAGTAGCGCCCGAGTCGTACCAGACTTCCACCGAGTCAGTGCCAAACACCCAAAGTTCGCGGTGGTCGGATATAAGCCCCACTACACCATCGGGTGAACCTTCAGCAGATGCAAAGTCCAACGGGTCAACTGAAGATCCATCCAACAACTGAGAAACCCAAATGATTTGACTATTGGGTTGGTTGAAAACAAAGTAACCATCAAGATAAGCCACCGTCACAGCACCAGCAAAGTCTGGATCTGTGATTTGCGCAAACACGTTGGTGGTTTCGTCGTAAATGTACCCGTCAGGATTGCAAGCAAAGAAAATCTGCGTGCCATTGTCCGCAATGGATATTGGCCCCGAACCGGAAACAGTGCCCAGCAATGTCGGTGCGGCTGTCAAACCGGTTAACTTGTAGACTTCTTGACCCGACACGACGTAGAAGTCGCTGCTGTTGGTCTGGTGCGCCCACAAAGCGCGAATAGGGCCAGTGCCTATTGTTTGAAGAAAGTTAAGGCCAGGGGCACGGTTAAGAAAAGCGGCAGTCTTGCCGCCGTCTGGCGTAGCCTCTGGAAACAGGTTGACCATCCTGTTGTCCGCAGCATTGATACTGCGGGCGACGTAGGACGCACCCAAAATTGGTGTTTGCATACTAGACGTAACTTGGATACCACTTGGTGGTCGTAACGTCGTAAGTCATTGTTAACGCCCTACTAACAACCGCTGTACCAGCCACGGCAATATTGCCCGCCGTTGTCCAAGTAAATGCGCCCGTTGGAATCAATGTGATTGTACCGCCGCCGGTAGAAATTGGCGCTGCTGCGGTGATAGTCACGACAGCCGTTGTTCCAGAAACAAAAGCAATTCGGGTTGTTGGCGCAATGGTTGTTGCGCTTGCAATGGTTGGTGCAGCAGCGCTCACGGCGCTGAAGCCACTTAATGAAATGCTTGTGCCTGTGGCCGCGCCAATGACTGGCGTTACTAGCGTTGGCGTTGTTGCAAATACCGCAGAGCCTGTGCCCGTTTCATCAGTCAAAGCAGTTCGCAAATTGGCGCTACTTGGTGTTGCCAAAAAGGTGGCTATACCTGTTCCCAAGCCGCTTACGCCAGTTAAAACAGGTAGCCCTGTGCAATTAGTTAAGGTGCCACTTGTTGGCGTTCCTAACACTGGCGTTACCATTACCATACTGGTGCTAGTGCAAGCACTGATGTTGCCACTAGCAACAGTTCCTAAAGCAGGTGTTACCAATGTTGAATTGGTGAACAATAATGCATTAGTTACTTGTTTTGTCGTGCCCCCTTGGACAATAGGCAAAACGTCGGTTGTAGCCGCAGCAGTAGCTGCCGGTAAATCTGATATTGCAATGGTGGCCATGTTAATAATTTCCTGCGTAAATGTTAAACCGTTGACGGGTAGCCACAATGGCGTAAGGCATCGACATCACATCATCTGGGTTGTTGATGCGTTTTAGATTGCGCTTGCTCGTCATGGCAATGCGGGTCACTTGTGGGCTAGGCTCGACGCCAAATTCAGGCGCAATCTCCATCGCCAAGTTGTAAGTAAATGCCCGCAGATAGCCTGGGGGGAACAAGATGTCAGTTGCCAATGTGGCGGGTTGATCCAACTCTTGCACACTGATAAAGTGCCATTCCAAATCCCGAGTGGGTTTTGGATAGACAGTCATTTGAATGTTGGGGTACTCCATGTTGATCCACATCACTTGTGGATAAGTAGAAGTCACCGTCTTAACAGCAATTCCGTCGTACTGTTGCTGATTAATAAATTTGATGCCAAAGCTGACGTTTGTGCCTGGGTCGCGGTAGTAGGTTGCGTCGTCCAGCAAAATGGGGCGTATGCCATCAAAGCCGCCAGCCGCTGCGCCGGTAGGGCCAAGGTGCCGTTGAATCTCGCCAGCAGGCCAAGTAAATGTTTGATCAATGGTGTTGAACACCGACAACCGTTCGGTATTCCAAGAATCAATCATTTGATTTAACGCCATCAGTGAATCTTGCGACACTGACGCAGCCGGAGTTTCGCCTTCGGCCAACACGCCGAGCAACCGCAGTGCCCGATTTATCTGGTCACCCGCTGTATAGGTCGCCATAGCTAGACTCCTTCAAGTTCCACTTTTCGACGCCGCTTTACTTCCAGGACGTTCACAGGAGCCGCCAATTCAAAGTCAGGCGTATCCTCAGTATATCGCACCCAGCCGTTTTTTTCATCGGCTTCTGCTTCAAGTTCCATAGTGGCGACTTTTCTACCGTGGGTGGGATGCTTTAGGTATATAACCATAGGTAAGAAAGGGGGCTTGTGGCCCCCTCTTTTTAAGCGCCGTGGATGATGGCAAAGTTGATGATTACAGCTTCAGAATATGAAGTTGCAGTTGTCAAATTACGCAACGTAATTAACGCAGAACCAGCAGCCAAATAGGAAACGTAAGTGGTGTAAGCACCAGCCGCGCTGCCCGTAGTATTGCTAGAAACACACACAATAATTGTGTCATTGGTGGAAATCAAGCTATTGGTCAAGATAAACGATACAGCGGTGCTGCCTGCCAATGCTGCGTTGTTCATTGTGATGCGGCCAGCAGATTTGTTCAGAGTTACCCCTGTACCTTTGTCTGTCAATTGCGTCACAGTACCTTCAGCCGCTGCCGCATAGCCAATTTCAGTTGTAGCGTAAACGGTAGTTCCAACAACAGTCGAGGGCGTTGTTGCGCCAACTGTGCTGCTTTCAATTACTGCGCCACTTAAGGTAGTGCCAGAGGTCAATTCGGGGTCGCTAAACGCAACACCGACAGGTTTTGTATTTGCCATAATTGTTTCCTTAAAAACAGGGGCCGAAGCCCCCGTTAAGTTTAGCCCACGCGGTACAAAGACCAAGCGCCGTCGCCAGTTTTAACTGCACGATAGTTTTGAGCAGTACCAGCCGTGGTGACGGTCATCAAGCCTTGAGTGCCCGACGAACCAATCGTCCATCCGGTATTGGTCGTAATCGTAATCACGCCGCTGCCAGAACCGTTGGTATTGATTATCGTGAAATCGAAACAACTATTGTTTTTGGCGCTGGGGACGGCTGCGTCCAAATCAGTAGCCAAAGGCAGTGTGTAAGCCGCTGCGGTTGTGGTGGGGGTGCCCAAAAGCAAACCGTTCAGAATTTGAGCAGTTGTCAACGTTGCCGTGACAGTTGCCGTTGCTGGGGTAGCTTGGGTGCGAAGTTGAACTTCGGTCAAATTGCCGTCACCAACTTGGTAACCGCCTGCGCCATTAGGTAAAGTAGCCATGATTATTTTCCTTTAAAAAGAATTACTGATTAGCCCCACAGACGGCAAGCCATCGCGGGACGAATAGTGCTGAAACCGTACAGTACGTCAATACGGCAAGGCATACGGTCGTTGTTGATGTCGTATTGACGAACAACGCGCAAGCTGATGCCGTTATGCACTGCACGCGAAGCCATATCTACCCCTTGAGGCAGCAAAAGATCTGCCGTAGCAAATGTAATTGCGTCCTTGTGGTAAACCAAATTCTGTGCGTAAGCAGTAGAAGCGGTGCCCAAGAAAGTCACGGCTTTGCTGTTAGCAGGTAGCGAATCCATAGTAGCCAGTGCGTGAGCAGCGGAATACATAGGAGCCACAGTAACAGTCCAAGTGCCAGACACAGCGGTTGCATCAGCCAAAGCTACAAACTGAAACAACGAACCAGTGGTTTCACGGGTCTGTGGGTTTACAGAATAGCAGCTTGCAATAGTAAACACGTCGCCAGCTTTGATGGTCGTAGTAACCGAACCTTGGGCCAAAGTCAAAGTAGCCGAACCTTCAGTGGTTACAGCAGCGCCGGTGGTCGTAGAAGCCGTAGCATCACGCGAACCAGTAGTGAACTGCTTGATAGACTGAGACATATTGATTTCTTCAAAGCCCAACACGCCAGTGCCCATCATGCCGTTCTTGAACTGCTTGCTGATGGTGTCGGTGGGATTAAACAAACCTTTCATGCCTTCAACCAAACCAGCGTTAGCAGCGGGGTTAACCGTTGCATAGCGTGGTGACATCACGGCAGCAGCTTCATTCAGCTTCTGCTGGGCTTGCAACAGCACCAAAGAAGTGGATGGGGTAGTGCCAGGGCTGCCAACGCTTTGGCCGATAGTCTTGAAGCAGTTAGCAACGTCGGCATCAATGCTGGATGCCAATTGGCTGATACGCGGCTTAAGAACACGCTCTGCAAAATCGTCCAATTGCATGGTTAACTCGGCAGACGTGAAATTCACGCCAATGTGCTTTTGGGTGCTAACGGACAAAGTAGTGTATTGCTCGTTGTCATCTTGCACTTGCAGCGCAGCGCCGTCGGTGACCAGAGCGCGGTCAGGCAGACGAATACGCAGGGTGGAACCAATCTTTGCACCTTCAACAGCAAAGCTGTCGTCGTACTGACGGTTTACGTTACGGGTGAGTACCAGGTTGTTCTCAAGGATTTCGAGAGCCTTCCGGGTAATCATGTCAATGGTTAAGATACTGTTAGACATGGAAAAAAGTCCTTTGAAAAAAATTAGCGGTTAGCCTGCGCTTGCCACTTCTTCATCTGCCGTGCCCGTTCGGCTTCAATCCACTGCGAATCCGTCATGGTCTTGGTAGACCGTGGATCTGTAGTGTCATAGGCCGGTGATCCAGTGGATCGGGCAGAGACAGGCGAAATAGGTGCTGGCGCTGACGATGTACGTTTCACGGGCGGGTCTGATGCCAATTTGGCCTCAATCCGTCCAATCTCTTTAGCCTGGCCGAGTGGCGACAGACGGGAAATGCGTTCCGCTTCCTTGGGGTTTGTGCCGAGGTGGTATGCCAACTCAGGCCCAATATCCGAGGATTGGATTGCCTCTGCCATCACGTTAGTAATTGGAAGTTTGGGGTTGTACGCGACCTGTTCAAAGTCATCGTATTTGTTCCGCGCTTCTTCTTCCTTCTCGTGATAGCTTTCAAGAACTTGCGACTGTTGCTTTGCCGCCTCACGCTGTGCAATCAATTGCTCGGCCTTTTGATAGGCCAGTGCATCGGCGTAAGCCTCTGCACTTTCAAATTGATCAACAGTTTGAGTCGGCGCTGCTCTTAACGTCTGCGTTTCCGCAGCGCGTTGTGCTTGATCTCGTTCCCACTTTCTTTGCTCTCTTGCAAGGCGTTTGCCGATTGCAGCGTCCAATTCTTCTTGTGTGAAAGTTTTAGCTTGCTGTTCTTCAGCTACTTCCGGCGCAATAACTTCAGACTCAGGTGCAG